GCCCCCAACGCCACCGACTCCAAACTCCTGGATGTCACCATCGCCCTCACCGGCGCCACCACCAGCAGCATCGTTGCCCTGGCTTTCTCGTCCACGAAGCTCGCCACTCCTAACGCCTACCTGTACGACGACATCTACACCGGCGACCTTGACAGCGACGTCAATGCCACTGGTGCAGCCGTGGACTTCCACGGAGAAGGTCTGCTGGTAGACCTCACGCCCTGCGCAGGTTGCGCCGCCGCCATGAAGGCAGCCGTTCCCAACGTAATCCAGGTCACTGTTTAACCCATAAAAAGGAGAAAACATCATGGACGCATACAGCATCAACTTCTACGACCTTCTCTCCCGCGCCCTCGGTGCAGGTGAGAGCATCCAGTCCTTCCTGGATAACACGATGGCTCTGAAGTACAACACCCTCCAGCTGGACGGCTTTACTTTCGAGCCTTTCATGCAGACCGACTTCGCTTACGAGCAGATCGTTGGCGAACTGGCCCAGAACCCCGTCGCCCAATACTACGACCTCGACTCCCCGGCTCTGCCCGACGCACCCGCCGGCTTCAAGTCGTACACCGGCAAGATCCCTCGTATGAAGAAAGTCGAATACTTCAACGAGGACAAACTGCGGAAGATGAAACTCGTCGAGGATCGTCGTTCCAGCACTCCGGCCCAGATTGCCGAAATCGCCTATCAGCAGCTGTTCATCACCGTAGACGCCCTTATCGGCGGTCACACCAATGCGCTGACCTATCAGCGTCATCAGGCCGTTTCCACTGGTAAGTTCGTCATCAGTGCCACGAACAACCCGAAGGGCGTGAACGGCATCACCCTGGACTACCACGTGCCCGCCGCCAACAAGACCACCTTGTCCGGCACCGCTCGCTGGTGGACCTCCGCCACCCACACCACCGCCAACGAAGGCTCTGCCTCCGATCCTATCAAAGACCTCAAAGACGTCGTTGCGAAGGCCCGCTACGCTGGTGTTCGCGGTCACTTCGAGGTCGAGATTGACTACCTGAAAGAAGTCCTGGCCCACAGCAAGGTGCTCGCCGTTCTCGGTGCCGCCCTCCTGCCCGCCTCCGACTCCACCGCCCAGGTAGCCTACGCCGGCATCCAGCCCTACGAGCGCCAGATTGCGACCCTCGCAACCATCATCGGCGCCCCCATCAAGGCCATCGACTCTCTGGTTCCCATCCAGAGCATCGACAAGGCAGAAAGGGCTTTCGTCACCGCCAACACCAACGCCTTCGAGAAGAACGTGTTTGTGTTCGTTCCTGACGGGAACATCGGTGTCGTCAAGACCGTCGAGCCTATCGCCATCGAAGGCGGCCAGTACGGCTCCTTCTACGGCGGCAAGCTCCTGCTGACCGTCGGTGTGGACTACGTGAAGAAGTGCCAGAGCTTCAACACGGAGATGACCTCCCTGGTTATCCCGGAGGTGCCGCAGTACATGTGGTATCTGTTCCCCAACGCCTAAACCTGCAAACCTGATTGAAGGAAGAAATGGCCGATATAGCAAGCAATATGACAGTAGTAAGGTGGCTCCGCTCCCAGGCGGAACCCCTTATTGACCTGTCTGACGAGTATATCTACTCCATCATGGTCGCCCGTTGCATGAAGGACGACGCTCTGACGCTGGCTGATGTCAGTGAGAAGCAGCTCGACCTTGCCCTGGCAGACATCTACTATACTGCGGCCACTTCTTCCGTCAAGACGGGAACGCAGGGGGAATCCGACGGCGGTTGGACGCACTATGTCGCTATCAAGAACTCCGTCAATCGTGAGGGACTGATGCGGCGTGCGAAAGCGCTCTACGACAAGTGGGGCGAACCGTTCTTTGACATGTCGAACCCTATCCGAATGAAACCCCTTTACTGATGTACAATCCTCGCTGGCCCTACACTTTCTCCGTAGTCAAGGAGAGCCTTGACGAGAACGGCCTGCCCGTCACTGACGAGGAAGGGAACCCCGTGGAGGACGAGATGGCTCTTGAAAAGGTCATCTACGACTCGCAGTGGAACCCGACGCGCGGTGCGGACGGGAAGTTCGCAACGGAGAGTGTGACGGTGATGCCGTGGGGCTATCGTACATCGACGGGCGGTATGCGCACATCGGGCGAGGTCATTGTAGCCGACTACAAGATTTCCTGCCCGATGTTCCTTACCGAGTTGCCGACGGGGACGGTACTCCGCATGACCGATGCGGTGCACACGTTCAGGGTGAAGGTTATCAAGATGACTACCTACAACTGGGGTACGAACATCTGGTGCGATAACATTCTGAACTAATGAGCCGAGAGAGTAGAAATAAAAGGGTTATTCAACGCGCTTTCGATAGGCTTACCAAGTCATCGGAAATAATAGCGAAGAATGGCATGATTGAGCTCTTGCAGGCTGCTGTTGCACAGGCGCTTGCCGAACACGACAACCAGCACCAGAACCACCTTACGAGCAAAGACACTTATGGGTGGGCTTTGTATCATAACGGAAGGCTGGTCGAGATTGAAGTGGACGGGAAACGCGGAGTTACGGGGCACATAAGGACGAAGTTCCTGACGAAACTCATTCAGTTTTACGACTACGAAACCGAATCCGGTTACACTCTGTCAGAAGGTAATACCTATCGCTTATTGCGCGGCGTTACTCCGAATAGTGACGGATGGTACGGAATCGTAATGGCCGGAATGACTGCCGGGAAACTCTACTTTAGCCTCGATTACGAAGCGGACGTACTGCAACGAACTGTTTATATCACCAGGTCAGAAATTTTCCCCTCTGTTTTCAAAAACTAACCGATGCTCAACAACTTCGACATATCCGACATTGAGCGGGACTTCACGGAGGCGGTACGCGCCACCGGGGTTTCCGAGCATATCTGGAACAACCGCCCGAAGGCCGTGAACGACGAGATTTCCAGTTTCGTTGTTGTGCGTGTCTCTGGCGGGGTTGCGGACAAGGAAGCCTTCGGCGACTGCCGTGTGCTCGTCCATCTGTACGCCCGCGATGTGTTGGAGAAGAAGAACAGCAAGCGGTTATCGGTGATGCAGAAGAAACTCACGGAGTTGTCCCTGACGCCGGGAAACCTGCTTGTCAATCCTCACTGCCGGGTTGTCGGCGATACTGCTGACGACTTCGGATTCCATGCACGTATTCTCAATTTCAAGGTATTCATTAAAGCATAATAACAATGGCTGCTACTCTTACCGAAGCTATGCTTGCCGACCTGCACATTGGTAGTGCAAGCCTTTCCCTTATCGCTTACCCTGCCGCCGGCCTCGACCTGGCGACGGTGGACTTCTCCAGCGCCGACAAGATCTTCACTCTTGAAGGCACTTTCAACCTCACCAGCGACGACCCGTCCTCCACGGATATTCGTATCGACCAGCACCAGAAGGTCATCGACACGAACATCGAGAAGGGTGGCAACTGGCGCATGACCGGCAACATCCCCTCCCAGGCTACCGCCCTGCTGCAATACTTCTTCAATGAAGGTGCAACCACCGTGGCCGTGACGGGTGCCGAGAGCCAGAACTACTCCGGTGCCGCCTTCTACAACACCCCCGAAGTCATCGAGGTCGCTGTTCTCGCCGAGTCCGAGTCCAAGAACACCGCCATCCTGTTCTCCCACGTCAAGATGGTCGTTTCTAACCCTCGGAAGGACGACAACACGAATCCTCTGTATCTGGCCTTCACGGGCTTCATTCTCCCGAATGGCAAGTCCGGCCAGGGCGACTTCGCCGTGCTGAAGGCGACTGCCTAATCGCGTAGCGCGAGGCTCATTCACTGATCGGGGCGAGGGTGATTTGATTTGCCCTTGCCCTTTTTTCAAAACCTATTTACAATGAAGCAACCGAACATCAGTTCAAGAAAGGACCTCATGGATATTGCGGAGAACTCCGCGTCCATAGTGCCGATTCCAGGCACACGAAAATCCGTCAAATTGCGTTGGATAAAGCCCTACACCATCGAGCGCCTGACAAGGCTCTGGATTGAGCGCGACATGGCCTCCTACAATGTGAGTAGTGGGTCGGACGTAGCGAAGGACCTCTGCAAAGAGCCGTATTTCGCCTTCAAGGAGGCGGCGCTTATGATGCTCAACCACGACCTGAAGATTCGCTTTTTCTACCCGTTCCTGTGGCGTTACCTGGCCCATAGGTACAGCGAGGTTCAGATGCAGCCGATTATCGAAGAAGGTAAAAAAAAAGCACCTCTCACGGCACACTACGAGATTATGGCGTTCTCGCAGGATATGAGGGCGGACCTGATGAAGATGACAAAGAAAGAAGCCGAGCAATACCGAGCCGAACTTTTATTGGCGGCGAAGCGGCTTTCGTCAAAGACTTCCCCGAATACGGGAGACCGAGGTGGCGTTTAGGGCGCTGGGAGCGCAATTTCGGGTACAGGTGCATCCTGACCTGTGCGCAGATTGAACTGATGCAGGCTGACCTGCCACACACGCTCTACAAGCGTGGCGGTAAGACCGGCGGGAAGGACGGAGAACCCTTCCACTTCAACGAGAACGACCCTGCGATAAGGCGGCAGATTGAGGAAAACCGCAGGGCGGCAGAGAGGCGGGCCGCGAAAGCACGGGGTGAGCAACCCCAATACACTACTGACGAATTGTTTAGAAAATAAGATATATGCCTTCTGGAACAATAGACCAACTCAATTTCGAGGTCATCCTTCACGACAAGGATTTCAACGAAAAGGTTAAGAAAGACGTGGATTTGGCGCGGCAGCTCAATACCGAGTTGTCGAAGATTGCGAGCCTGAAACTGCCTGGTGCGAAGCAACTCATCTCTGCTACCGGCGTGAAGAACGCCGAGAGCATGGCGAAGTCCATCGAAAGCATCCGAAAGAACCTCGACGCCCTGCCGGATAAGGTGAAGGTTATCTCTACGCACCAGAGGGAAGTCAAGGGTGCTGTCGAGGGCACCAACACGGCCCTTACCGGGACCGAGAGTCTTATGAGTTCCATCGCCAAGCTGACGGGTGTGGCCTTCGGTGTGGCCGGCATCCGTCGTTTCGCCCAGGAGCTCATTAACACCACCGGCGCCTTCGAGGTGCAGAAGATGGCGCTGACATCCATGCTCCAGGACGCCGGAAAGGCTGACGAGATTTTCAACAACCTCCGCAAGAACGCCCTTGAATCGCCGTACACCTTCCAAGACCTCGCCAAGTACGCCAAGCAGCTCACGGCCTTCAACATCCCCGTGGACGAGTTGGTTGAGACGGAGAAACGCCTTGCCGATGTGTCCGCCGGACTTGGCGTGGATATGGGGCGTATCATCCTTGCCTACGGTCAGGTTAAGGCCGCAGGCGTCTTGAAGGGAACCGAACTCCGGCAGTTCACCGAGGCTGGTGTGCCACTGTTGGAGCAGTTGGCCCAGCAGATTCAGGAGACCGAGGGCCATGCCATTTCGCTTTCGGAGGTGTTCACGCGGATTTCCAAGAAACAGATACCCTTCGAGATGGTGGAAGAAGCCTTCCGCCGGATGACGAGTGAGGGCGGTAAGTTCTACAACATGCAGTCGGTCCTCGTCGAGACCTTGCAGGGTAAGATAGGCAAACTGCGTGACGTGTGGCAGCAGGCCCTCTATGACCTCGGAAACGCCAATAGCGGCATCCTGAAAGGCAGTGTGGATGCCATCACCGCGCTTGTCGGCCATCTGGACGAGATTGGTAAGCGCATCCCGGAGTTGATTTCCGCCTGGGGCGCTTATGCGGCTGCACAGGCGATTGCGGAGGCGGGTTCCATCCGTCTTGCAGTTGCCAATAGCAGGGTCATTACTGGCCTTAAATCCATTGTCACGTGGATTTCCAAGAACCCCTACGCGATACTCGCCGCCCTTGCCGTCACAGCCGCCTTTGAGATTACGCGGGCATACAAGGACGCCCACGCGAGTGTAAATAGGCTCAACAAGGCGTTTGAGGATAACGACAAGGCCCTGCGTAACGAGATCGGCCGCCTGGACGAGTTGAACCAGAGGCTTAAGATGGCCGGAAGGGGCACGAAGGAGTGGGCCGACGCGAAGGACGAAGCGGTGCGTGCCTACGGGCAGTATTTCGACGGTCTTGACGCGGAAATCACCAAGACGGGCAACCTCGAAACGGCCTATAAGAACCTCACCTCTGCCATTCAGGAGAACGTGCGGATGCGGCAGTACACCGACTTTGAGCAGCAGGAGCGGAGCATTCGTGACAATGCTATTAACGGCATCATTGATAAGGTTCGCAGTCGCCTTTATGAAAACAACAAGAATGACAGGGCTTCGGCATTCCGTCTGATGACCGAGATTGAGAACGCGGCGAGGGGCGGTATTGCCTACGATAAGTTCCTGGAGTCTATTTCTGCGAAGGGCCTTATCACTACTGGTAACTATGTGTGGGGTGACATTAAAGCCGTTTTTGATACTTATCAGAAGTACACTGCGGATTACTTGCGTAACACCCGCGCCATGATTAAGGAATACGGCCTGGAGGGTACGATGCTTGACCCGGACTTTATCGGCCCGATGCCTCCGTCGGCCAAAGCAACAGCCAGCAGTGGTGGCGGTCCAAAGTGGATTCCCACAAAGGGAAAAGGGCTGGAGCTGCCAACTATCGACATCTACAAGATAGAGGCCGAGGTGAACAAGGACCTCGCGGAGTTCGTTGGTAATTATATCGACGGGCTGGAGAAGGCCACAAAAGATTGGGATTCCTTTGTCGAGGAATGGCAGCGCTCTAACCAAGTGAAGTTGGGCGAGGGCGCAGCCTACAAAATCGGTGGTGCGCTGTCCGCCTGGGACAAGGAGGATTACAAGATTCTCCAGGAGTACCGCAAGCACCTCAAAGACCTTGCGACGCAGTTCGACGAGAATACCGAATCGTACAAGAGGGGTAAGCAGATGCTCGACGAGTGGCGCGATACCATGAGGGCCAATAACGAGGCCACCCTGAACAACAACCTCTCCAAGATTGCGAAGGATATTCTCGACGAGGGTATGTCCGGCTACGATATGGACGACTGGAGCCATAAGTCCATAGCGCAGATCATTGAAATCAGAAAGGCCCTTAAGGACGTAAAGGTGCCGGAGGAATTGAGGGAGATTCTTTCCGATAAGCAGTTCAAGAAGCTCTCTGACGAATTGAAAAAACTATCCGAGGCGAAGATAAATAACACGCTTGACCCGGAGATGTGGAAGGCTGTTGCGAAGCTCTCCAAGACTGTCGCCGACGAGATGTCGAAGATTGGCAGTGCCATTTCGGAGATTGGCGACGCGAGTAACAACAACGCGCTCAAAGAACTCGGAAACACCATGAGTCAGCTCGGTGGTTTTGCTTCCTCTGTTGCCCAGGGCTTTTCATCTGGAGGTGCTGTCGGCGCCATGTTCGCTGGTGTGCAGGGCATCATCCACATGGTCCTTTCGGATATTGCCGAGGATGCAAAGAGGGCGCAGGAAGCGCAGCAGAAGGCGGCGGAAGCGGCCATCCTCTACTCCGAGGCTATGGATAAGGCGGCGCTCGCTGCCCAGGACACCATCTTCGGCTCAAACTCCGTCGGTCGTATGCGTGAGCAGATTGCGATACTCAACAAGTATTCCGCAGCGCTTGACAAGTACCGCAGCGGCCTTGCGCTGCTTGGTTATGCAGATGCCAACGGAAACATTGACTGGGACCGCGTTGAGGCTGGTATCAGTTCCGGCGACATTAACGGGGAAGGCGCTTCGGAAATTGGTTCAGCTCTAAAGGATTACAAGGCCGCTCTTGAAGGCATCCGCGACGTAACGGAGTCTCTGTTTGGCGACCTTTCTTCTGACCTGACGGACCAGTTTATCGCCAACTTCAAGGAAATGGGGAACGCCGTGGATAACCTCGGAGACACATTCACCAACCTCGGAGAAACCATCCTTAAGAGCTTCCTTCAATCCTATATCTTGGAGAACATTCTTAATAAGTACCAAGATGAGGCGAGCGATGCGCTTAAGAAGTACACGAACCGCGAGTGGTCCTACGCCCAGTATGCTGAATGGCTCAACGGGTTCACGCAGAATGTGCAGGCCGATGTAGCCGGGCAGTCGGACGCCATAAACAATCTAATCAGCGCCTTCGCGGAAAGGGGCCTTTTGAATATCGGCGAAGAATCCGACTCCGAAAGCGGCTCGCTCGGCAAGGGCTTCCAGTCGCTCACAGAGGAAACAGGGTCGCTCCTGGCATCCTACATGAACGCTATCCGCTCTGACGTGTCGGTCATACGCACTATCATGGAGAACGGCGGTCAGTCCGGCATCCCGGCCCCCACGCTCCAAGACTACCTCCAGCAGATAAGCGCATCCTCCGCCGATACCGCAGAGTCCAACAGGGCTATCCTTATGGAGCTGCAATCGGTCATCCGGGCACCAGGAAGCGCCGGCGCCGTGCTCCACGTAGAGATGGGCTAATCAATACATACCAATACTTATTGCCCCTTATTGGGGCAATTTACTTATACTTGCATCGTATGATTTATGTTCCTCCCATAACCGATTACCGTCCGTTTTACGTCCAGTATAGCGGTGGGAAGGCGCTGGACCTCCGCGACGAGTACGCCGTGGTGGTGAAGGCGCATGATTATCCGCTCGCCCTGACGCCGAAGGCCGTCTATGCGAACAACTGGAAGGACGAGGACGGAGAGGAAGAATACATCGGCCTTCAGGGGCTTTTCTTCGAGCCGTTCACCTACACGCTGGAGTGTGTTATGTTCGCCCGTGCCGCTTCGCAGGACGTGGCTGTGGCAGACCTTACCGCCGGAATGCGTGGCTTTGTCAATGCGCTCGCAAGGGGCCTTTTCAGGGTGTACGACGCCTGGACGGGATATGGTTTTCAGAACGTGCGGCTCGCAGAGGTGCCGATGCCGCAGGAGGGCTCGTTCACGGCCTGGGAAGGCGGAGCAAGGCTGATTTTCTCCGTCAAGATGAAGGTGAACGACCCCAGGACAGCGATTATCAAAAGCGGCGACTACCTTATCGACCCCGAAACGGAGGATGCCGCAGAAGAAGTGCCGGAGGAATAGAGTATGAAGTACACGATTAGTTTGCTGAAAGGCGGAACGGTGGAAGGATGCCCCACGTACACGGGAGTGTATATGCGGGCTGGGTCCCTCGTCTTTCGGCAGATCGTGTCTCCTTCTCCCATCGACTGGTCGGTGGGCGACTTCGTGGACTACTCCGACAAGACGGGGTTTATGTACTTCCTGATGGATATTCCGCAGGTGAGAAAGCAGTCCCGTGGTCGTCTTGCCGGTGATGCCTTCGTGTACGATAACGTCACGTTCTACGACTATATGCACTACGCGGAGCTTTGGCCGTTCCGCGACCTCGTGACTGGCGACAACACCGTCCACTTTTCCTCTCGCCAGGCCTTTTCCACTTATGAGGCGGTGGACGGTATCGCCAAGCGCATCCAGGCGTCCTTTGACGCCATGCAGCCGAGAATGTTTGTAGTTGAGGTGTCGGAGAATGCTCCGGGCGATGTCATCGACCTGATGGCCGAGGCGCGTGAGTTCTCCGTGTCGCAGTGCGCCATCCTCGATGCTTTGAACAAGATAGGCGATGTGTGGCCCGGTGTCGGCTGGTGCTACGAACCCGTCACGAGTGGCGGGGCACCTGTCGGTGCGAAGATTACCATCGGTGAGAATTTCCCTGCCGTTGGGAGTTTCGCCTATGGAATTGGCCGTGGGTTGAAGTCACTCACCCGTGTAGCCGCGAATGTCGGTGACGTGGTGAATCAGATTTTCCCCTTCGGAAACACGACGAACATGCCACCTCGTTACTATAACGGCAACACCTCCATCCGCAATTATCAGTCTGTGGATATTCCGAACCTGATGCCCCCTGTGTCTGATTGGGGGCTGACGGACGGAAAGCACGACCCCGCAAAGGCGTTTTACGAGCTCTCTGGCGTGAGTGATGCGCAGCGTCGTCCGAGGCGTGTGTACTTCGACGGGAGCAATGACCTTGAAGATATTTACCCCACGATTAAGGGACTGACGGTCGGTGATGTCATTGATTACGAATCGGCTCACGGCGGTGTCGAATACCCGCCTTCTTCGAGCGACTGGTCGGTGGACCAGCCTCTTGACGAGGTGCTTTCCGTCCAGCCGGACCTCTCTGATGATAGTATCACGGCATTCGATAACGGGGTTGGGAAGTCGCTGTTGAAGTTCACAAGACAAATGTCAAATGACGACCATGCCTTCTGGACTGATTCAAGTGCTTCGGTTGGTACTCCAATCAATAGCAACGCAGGATTCCTTGTTGGGAAGCGGACCACACGGGCGTTTACAGATGTCAAGGTTGCGCCCTATGCGCGGAACCTCAATGCGACCATATACCTCGGAGAACTATCTGGGCAAACAAATGGCGATATAACAATCACATCCGCTTATGCAAAGCTATCTATTCGCTGGACCGAACACGGGGCGGTAAAGAACTGGGAGAGCAATAATTCTTTGCCGATGTCGGTTGGGGCATACGGGAACACCGCAACCCTGAAATCTTCAATGGATATTCCAATGGCGGATGCGCCGGACGTGAAGTACATTGACGCGAATACGGATATTTACGTTGGATTTAAGGTTTATATCGAAGGCTCGGTAACGACTGCTGGATATGTATCAATACGGCGTAATTTCTCCGGCGACTTCGGTTTTGACGTGCTCGGCCCGGTGCTGACTAACTTCCGGCTCTCGATACCGCCCATCGGCTACGACCTTACCAACCTCTCTGCGACTGACGGAACAGTCCGTGTCGCCATGACGAGCGGGAAGTGCGCCGGACGCGAGTTCGAGATCACAACCTGCGCCTTTGATGCCGCCAACGGTGCCACGCTCACCCTCAAACGGCAGTATGACGAGTCTATTTCGACCTACTTCCCGAACACGGATTACCCCGTAGAGGAAGGCGACACCTTTATCCTTCTCGGCATATCCCTTCCCGGTTTCTACATTACGGGTGCGGAGAACAGGTTGAAGGCTGCGGCCCAGCAGTACCTTGCAGAGAACGGCAAGACTATCTGGCAGTACACCCCGGAGGTGGATGCGAAGTATATGCTGGAGAACGGACTAACTATCAGGCCGGGGCAATATATGAGAATTATCGACCCGGATATAGTCGATACCGAAGCATCTGTCTATCTCCAGTACCTCAAAGAGCATGGTGGGGCCTACTACCTCACTGAATCCGATGAGAAGATTATCCTCGACGGAGGCGGCAAGACCGACGTGGTGCTGGTTGATTCGGTAACTATTTCAGAGGGTGACTCGAATATCCCCACGTGGAAGGTTGTTTTGCGTGATAGAAAGAAGAAATAAAAACGATAAGCCTTATGGACTTTATTGGAACAGATATGAAGTTTGTCGCCACCTCGACGGGGGCCTTCTCACTCAATGACAACGAGTGGCAGATGGTCTTTTATGTCGGGGATGCAAAGGTGACTATGACAAAGAAGAATGTCGAGGGCGGCGGTTATGAGTTGTCCTGCGACGCGGAGAACATGGGATTCAAGCCCCTTTCCGATGGCCGTTGGGTGTTCCTTCTCGACACCTCGTTCTTCCCCCAGGGGCGGCTTTGTGCCATCCTCTACGCGGACATTCCCGATGCGGACTTCGACCCGACGGGCGATTTTGAAACACTTGACGGGGTTCGCCGTGAGGTGCGGCGTTACTCCCTTGACACGATTGCTGCCCTATGAGATGTCCTTGCGCACAACACGGGGACTTCTCCGTGACTATCGAGCGGTTGCCTTCGGATAGTTTCGAGGTTTCCTTCGAGCGTTTCTGGAAAAGGCTTGTAGACCTCGTGGCCTTCAACGCCTCGGATGGTCGCTATCTCACGGTACATGGTTACACGATTATGGTAAAAATTTAAGAATATGGACTATACAAGTATTTACTCCGGCGAAGAAATAGACCGCCGTTTGACCTTGGCCGGGGAAGCCTATCAGAAGCCCTCTGCCGGCATTCCCGCCACCGACCTCAATGCTTCCGTGCAGGCGTTGCTTGAACTCGCTTCTGCTGCGTATCAGAAGCCTTCCTCCGGCATTCCCGCCACCGACTTGTCGCAGGCTGTCCGCGAGTCTCTGAACAAAGCTGATACGGCTTATCAGAAACCCGCCGCTGGCATCCCCAAGACCGACCTTGCAGAAGGCGTGAAGGGGTCGCTTGAAAAAGCCGACACCGCTCTCCAGCCAGTCGAAACTGCCACGGAGGATAACCTTGCCTCGTTTGACAGTGCCGGA